TTCGCAAAGTTTTCAGCCGCCTTACCCCACATCACGAAATTGATGAAATCTGCATCAGGTTGCCCTTCCGACTTAAACCGCCGATTAACCGCGATAGACCCACTTGCGACCGCTTTTCCTGATTGTGTATAGCGCATTTCAACATCTTTTGTTAGTCGTCCTGTCAAATTAACTTGGTTCATTTGCTTGTTCCTCTGCTTTCTTATGCCACTCAGTGACTTTTGCTAATAGCGGTTTGTAATTCTCTTCTGTCACGAACTTCAGTGCTGTAACGTTTGCGGCTTTTAACGTAAAGGCCATCATGTCTTGGCCGCTAAGTTGTGATGTTTCTGTGATTAACTTTTCCAACAAGACCAACTTTTCTTGCGAGATAGTCTTATTAGCCTCTGGTTTACGTTTTGAGCTACCTGCGCCGTTTCCGTCATCATCTACATCACTTGCGATACCAAACGCCATAGACAGGCTATAACGACGTGCATACGTCAATGCTGACCCCTCTGCTTGTGCCGAGTTCGTCCCACGGTTTCCAAGGTCGTCTGCCACTTTTGATCCCGACAAGTCCAATGTCTCGCCATAACCGATAATTCGCGTGAACATCACGCCGTCTTGCACAATGTTCGTGAAGAAGAACTTTGCTCCAGACGCCTTACGTGCTTTGACGATTGCATTGATAACCGCGTCTAATGTCACGTAGCTAGATTTGAACATTGGGTTGCTCGCATCTTTTTTAGGTTGTTCAATGTTATTTTGTGTTTCGGCCAGCGCCTCATACAGATTGCTAAATTCGGTCATTTCTCACCCCTGAACTCAATACCGTTCGCTTTCATGTAGTCTGCCAAGCTGTTAAGTTGTTTGCTAGTTGCACCGATAATATATAGTGTGCGGTCGTATTGCTTTTCTGGTTTTGGTGTATTGACGACTTCGCCATTCTCATCAACCAGTTTGTCACCGACTTGTTGTGCGTTTTCCGTGCGGGTTTGTTCGGCCGCCTTTGCTAATGCTTCATTGTGGGCTTGTTCAGCAGCAGGACGTGCTTCTTCTCGTGCTTTCTTGATTTCATCATCACGATGCATCTGTGCTTTGATGTCTGCGAAGTCACGTAGTCCCAACATTGAGAGATAAGGCGTTGGATCAATTCCTAATCCGCTTGCTTCAATCTCAATCTGGTTTGTTTGCAGCGCTAACAATTCATCATCTTTTTTCAGCTGAACAATTTGCGCATCAACTTCTTTGATCATGTCGTTACGACTGTATGTCTTATTGAGCCACTTTTCATTGAATTGAATGCGGGCCCAATCAACGCCTTGATCGTTAGCCAATGCTATTACATCATTCATCACGACAGCCTTGCGACGTTCCTTGCGTTCGTTTTCGACTGGCAGCATCTGGTCTTTCATCAAGTCAGATGCTGCTTTACCTGCCTTTTCAATTAACATCATCTTTGGTTTTATCTCAGCCCAATTACCCAACAACTCCTTTTCAATCTTTTTGCGTTGGTCAGCAATATCCTTGATCGTTGCATTCAATACTGATCGTTGTTGTTTTGCCGTGTCATAGCTTTCTTCAGACACTGGAAACTCACGATACTTGGCTAACATTTTGTCGGTATTTGCTACTAAATCATCAAGATTTGGTGCTTCAATAACTGCTGGTCTTAACTTTGTTACTTGTAGGTTGCTAACCACTACATCATTTGCCATTTGCTATTCTCCGTTTTCCTTGCTAAAATTACGGTATAAATTGTTTTTTATCTGATTTATACCTAGCGCTTAACGGTGGCATCCGTTAGGCGTTTTTTTCTGCTCTCATATCAATCAGTGTTTGGATTGCTATTGGTGAAGCTTCCCAAACTGACTTGATCGTAAATTCTGACGTTCGCTCGACATACTTCATCATCTCTATAAGACCACCATTTGCCTTTAGACGTGCGCCTAACTCTTGGACATCTATTTGTACATAACTACGTCCCTCGTCCGTTGTGCGAACTCCCAGTGCCTTTAAACTGATAGCTGACTTAACATACTCTCCTATCCATTTGTCCATAGCTTATCCTTTTAGAAATTTAGGCACTACGGCTTCACGCTTCTGTCTGCCATAGCCATTTGACTGACGCACTTCTGGTGTGAAGTCGTATTCATCTTCCCAACCAGCCTGGTGGAACCAAGTCGAACCCTGCTTAATGAACTGCTGCGGTGTTTGTTTAGCTTTGATCTGTTTCAAATACTCTTCAAGTTTTGATTTAATCAATTCAGGATCAACACCTGATTTAATTGCTTTATCAAAATCTTTCTTGGCATTTGCTTTACCAGATTTCTTTGGATAGAGTTTCCAAATAGTTTCAAACATTTGATCACGTTCTGATTTTTGAATACGTGTGCTGTCGGTTTCGTTAGAACCGGACAATATATCTTTCCTATCCTTACCTAACCTATCCTTACCTAACCTTACCTGCGTATCCATGTTGGATACATCTTGTACACGTCTTGTATACATATTGTTTTCTTCAACAATTAGTTGGCTTTTTTCGTTGATATACTGGGTTTTGTGATACCTGTCGCCCTGTATATAGTTGTGAACTCGCCAATCTTTAATGACCACTAATCCGTTTTCAAACGGTAGTAAAAACTGTTTTGCAACTAATAGCTTTCTGTCATCGTCACTAGACCCAATCATTCGCTGAATCGTCTTAGTGTTATCGATAAATCCATCGTCATCAGCGTGCATATTTAAGTGAAAATACAACGCTTGTGTTGACAATGGCATATCCAGAAATGTGTCTGTGTCAGTAACTTTTTTACTGAACATTCTCCTCTGTGCCACTTACGCTCTCATCTCCTTTTCTAAACTCTCAACACGTCGCTTAAGCGCTCGTGTCCAGTTTGTCATTTCTCGAATTGTGTCTTTTCGTAACTTTCCGTCAATCGACAAACTTGTATTTGTCTTGAACAATTTCAGCTCAATTTCTGCTTTAGCAAGATCGCCTTTAGCGTTTGCTAACATTAGGTCGTAATTAACGTTCATTTGTTCTCCCAACAAGATAGTCGATTGAGACATCATAATAATCAGCTATCATAGTTAATCGCTTCAAACCCGGTGACACAACGCCGCGTTCATATCTCGATATTTCCTGAACATCAAGATCTAATGCAGCAGCTAAATCAAGTTGTACTTCGTTGTTTTCAAGTCGCAACTCTTTAAGTCTTTCCATCAGTCCACCACCGTTCTAATCGGTTGTGTACTTACTTCATCCAGCATCTTTTGAAGTTGTTTAATCTTCAGTTCGATTAAGTCGATGTTATCTTGCCATGCGGATTGTGCATCTTCATGTGAGTCGAACTCACAAGTTTCTTTTGTGAAGTCTAATTCACTTACCAAGTCCAGATGCCAAGTCACATTTTGGTATGCTGCATCTGGCTTATAAAATTCCACTGCGTCGCTTACGCTCATGACGTTCCTCGTCTTTCCTCATTTGATAGCCAACACTGAAGCTAAGAAATGCTACTGCGATAGTAAAGAATACCAGTCCAAAAACTTGCGTTACCCAAAGTCCCATGTGTCACCTCCCTGACTTCTTATCAAGCCAATACTGAATTGCTGTGCCGTCCCATTTCTTTCGATTACCACTGACGAAGAATGGCTTTGGAAAGTTTTTCTCACGTTTGAGAAATTTATAAAATGTTGCTAAGTGCATGTCGAGATGATTCTTATCAATGATTTCTTTTTGCAGGTAGCTCCTGCTTTCAAACATCGGCATAAGTGCCTCCTTCTCTAATGTGATTAAATTGTTTAAGTGCTATCCTTAAATTACTGGCTCATTTGCCTAGTAAAACGAAAGGAGACTCACTCTATGTTTTCTTTAAAGCAAATTCAAATTATGCAACTAAGTATCGAACAACTTTCTGACATTGCTGACCGTTATGGCTATTCATTCAAACACAAAGGCTCTAACGTTGTTGTGTCATATAACGAAAAGTTATTAACCTCAGAATGGATTAGCGAAACAAAATTATCTGATTCCGAAATCATTGTTCCACTGAGAAAAAAGCACTTTTCAAATTTTTCTCAGTCAGATATGGGCGATGTAATTAACCTTCAACCACTTTTAAATGACTCAGAAAAGTTGATACACAAATTGTTTGAAATAGCTAATGATTCTGATGATATCGATCTAAATGAAACCGTCGTCACACGTGTAAATTATTTAGAATCGGGCATTGTTTTATCAAATCATTACTTTGATCCGTCATCATCAGAATTTAAGTTCGTATCCTTGACTGATTGAATTTCAATTGATGGCTCAAATAGTTGAATGTCATAAAAAATATTTTCAAGCTCTTTCATTAATGATTGAGCTTTTTTTATTTTAAGTAGAAGTTCTCCGTCATTTTTTAAAACGGCGTTCATTATTAATTCTCTTGACATTTTAGTTTTCTCCTTTATGCTGGTTGGTCTTGCTCAATCAATGGCAAGTATCCGTTGTCTTTTAATAGTTCGTACAAGCCAAGTCGCCCCTTTTGTGTCCACTTGGTGTTCATCACAAGTTTCTTCGAGCCATCTTTTCGTACGACTTCGGTTGTCTCTGATTGTGTCCACCCTTTTGTTTGGTGCTTTGCGTATAATAACCACACACCTGATTGACTATATTGGACGCCCAAATCATGTAACAACTTATTCATTGCTAGTCCGCTCATACCGTAATCTTTTGCGATAAAAGTGATTGTGACTAACGTCTTGTTAGATAGAATTAAGTCCGTGTAGTCTGCTTTTGGCTTTAATTCGGTAACCTGTTGCGCGAGCATTAGTTTTTCTTTGCGTTCATTCTTCAAATCTGTTGCCAGACGAATAATCGTGTCTGGGTTTGTTAAGACATCTTCAATCGTCTTGTCCGTCATGTATGTTCCATGCTTACGAATGGCTGGCAAGACTTCAGACGTTACCCAGTCTTGAAACTTTTCGGCCGTTTCGTTATTAGCCTTGATTGATAACTTGTAGAATTGTGGTTCAGTGATGAAATCACCTTTTTGAATTTTTCTGCCACTTTTGGCAGAATCGAGATAATCATTTACTCGAGACCAACGAATATTTGTATATCCTTTTGCTTTGGAAACGATTCCCAACCCGATTGCTGCTGACTCTGCATCGAACAATACTTGTCCGTTTTCTTCTTTGACCTTTAGGTTGTTAAATACCTGTACTTCTAATGACATATAAATTACCTTTCTAATGTTCTAATGTGATTTAAGTGCTATCCTTTGTTTACTGGCGTTGCAGCGCCTAGTAAGTTGAAAGGACAGAAAAGATGATTTCGTTAATCAAGACATTCTTAGAAGAAAACGGTTCAGCGGTCATCCATTTTAATAATGGCGAAACAGTTGAAATCGTTTCTCTTGAAGTATGGGGGCTGCCCAATCACACGTATCACGCAATCGCAGACGGTGGCGGAAAGTTATTTTTTGAAACAACCGACGTGATTAGTTATGTGTCGTCAAAATAGTTCCTTGCTTCCAACAAGTCTTGAAATGGCTACAACCATTTCTGGGCTTGTTTTTGTTTCTTCTGCACTCAATACCTCGATTGAAAATTCAATGATTTTTTCCTGTAACTTTTCGTATTCTGATTTCATGTTTTTTCTCCTTATAACCAGCCTTCGCCGTTGTAGTCTGTGAACTTGAACAATTTGTCCAAATGTTCTTTAGCTGCGTCACCTGTTGCTGCACCAGATAAAAGTTGTCTAACATATGATTCTGACTTACCAATAACTGGCGCTAACATACGAGGCTTTAAACGCTTCTTTTTCAAATGAAGCGAGAACTTAAAGCGCTCTTCTTCGAGTGTTTGAATTGCTTCTTGTACGCTCATAATTTCCTCCTTAGTATTATTTACTGTAAAAATGTTTGTAAGTTTAACTTTACAAGTCTGATAAGTTGGACTATAATGACAAAGTAAACACATCAAAATAAACGTTGTTATTGCTTATCCCTCCGCCAAGATTGATAAATATAACTGTTTTTTTGTTTGTGTAATTAACTTACAAGAATTAGTATAGTACAACTAGTTAGACTTTGCAACACTTAATTCTGACTTTTTAGACTTTTCTTGTATAGACATGGAGAAAAGACTTATATGACGCTATTATCAAGAACAAAAGAAATTGCTAAAAAGCGTGGGATGTCCATGGAATCGTTGGCTAATAAAGTCGGAATTTCAAAATCAGGCATTTATCAATGGGATAAACACGAACCAAAACCCTCTACCATACAAAAAGTCGCTGACGTACTCCACGTATCAACTGACTACCTATTAGGGCGTACAGATCAGATGAACGCAACGTCATCTGATAAAAAGGTTGCCGACATTTTAGATGACGAAACCATTCTTGCTTTTGATGGTATGGAAATTGCTGAAGAAGATAAAGAGAAGCTTCGCGAATACGCACGATTTATCATCGAACAACGCCAGCGAGGTAATAAATGATAAAAGATTACCTTTATATGCAGATAACAAGCTCTCTGGAGTCGCTGGCTTGCAATAATGATATAACATTAGTCAACGCTGAAGATTTGTCTGAAAACGTCCCTGACACAGCTCTGATTAATACACGCGCCGTTATCATGAATAAACAGTTCGATATTAATGTCGATTATACCTACAGACTCGCTCATGAATTAAGCCACATATTATATGGAGACAAAGATGCGCAAGCGGTATATCAGTTTAGTGAGTATGGGAAACGTGGAGAAGAATTACTAGCCCACAGAAATGCTATTAGAATGTTGATGTCGATTGAGATGCCAAGCTCACCTTTCAACTTCATGAGCTACTACCACATTCCGTCTTGGTTAGAGAATGATGCCATACGTATTTATAATGAACTTAAAGTAGTAGATTGAAATTATGTGCCGAGCGTCCACAATAAAAAGCTTTGGAGATTTTATGATATGACGGAGAAGAAAATTTTAGGTATTTTGTCAATCGTTTTTGGAGGTGTTGGACTGATTTTTTCATGGATGCCATTCGTTAACAATCTGGCATTTGTCTTTGGTGTTGTTGGTACTGTAATCGGTATAATCGCAATCGTTACTAATAAAAAATCAAAGAAAACATTGGCTCTGATCGGTACGGTTATCAGTGTTTTGTCAATCATTTTCGTTCTGGTTACCCAAAGCTATTATAGTAAGCAAATAGATGATGCGTTTGGCAACAACTCGTCTTCTCACGAAAAGAAGTCTAGATCTGAAAAAGCAACTGACAAAACTTCTGAAAATTCAGAAGATCCAGCGAAGAATGAATGGGCGTTTAAAAATGACGTATTTTCAGCCGGCCCCATGACTTATAAGTTAACCAAGTCAGAAGTGTTAGATTCTTCTGAAGATGGTAAGAAAGTATTAGTTATTTATGCAGATGTTACTAATAACACCGACGAAGAACAAGATCCGTCTAACATCTACATGGTAATGCACGCCTTCCAAAAGACTGATACAGCAAACAAAGATTTAACTCCTGGAATGGTCACGCCCGACGATAACGGCAACAGTCCTATCCAACAGCAAGAAGATGCATTAAACGATAAGTTGCTAGGTAATAAAACAGTTCCTGTGGCTATGGCATTTACTTTAGAAAATGATAATCCTGTCACGGTTAAGTTTAGCAACGCTGATTTCAAAACTATCGGTGAAAAGGAATACAACGTTAATTAATTTATGCCCTTTCGGGCGTACATACTAGACAATGAAGTCTTTAAAATATAGCAAACGTGCTTAATATCTACACTAAAAAACACACTCTGAGGTATGCTTACATAACTATTGTGTACATAATGAGGAAGGAAAATAACATGTTTTTAGAAAAGCTAAAGGAAAATAACCAGTATCCTATAATATTTATTGGATCTGGAATAACCCAGCGTTATTTTGAGAATGCTCCGACGTGGGAAGGATTAATTCAAGAATTTTGGGACCGATTCAATGGTCAAGACGCTTATTTCTCAATCTATCACACTCTCAAAGAAGAAGGTAAAACTAATTTTGAGATTTTAACCCTACTTGCTGATAAGTTAGAAAAACAAATCGATTCATTATTTTACTCTCAACAACTCACTATCCCGAATTTAAGCCTAGCAGAAGCACATTCTCATCATCTTTCGCCATTCAGACAACTACTAGCATACAAATTTCCTACTTTACAGATACGAAATGGTGTAAAAGATGAATTAGCATCTTTTACAAAAATGCTTGTTAAAGCTAGACAAATTATTACAACAAACTATGATCCATTAATTGAAAACTGCTTAAATGGTCACATTAAAATTAACGTTGGCAATGGTGGTTTATTTGATTATTCAAGCGACTGGGGTGAATTATACAAAATTCACGGTTCTGTAAGTAATCCTGAATCTATCAGAATTACATCTGGTGATTATCAATCCATGGAAAAAACAGCTACGTTAGTAAATGCAAAAATTTTAACTAATTTAACAGAATCTCCAATTTTGTTTTTCGGATATTCATTGACAGACAAAAATATTTTATCACTCTTGAAGGACTATGCCGAAAATTTGCCATTTGATATTGCAGAAGCATCTCGACGTATAGGTGTAGTTGAATGGAGTAAAGGTAAAATTGACATTAGTGATACTCTTAGTCAAATATCGGATTTGAATATTCACTATACCAAGATTGAAACAGACAATTTTAAAGAAATTTATGAAACTATTTCGGAAATAAATCAAGGTTATACTCCCCACGAAATTGCAAAATACCAATCCGCTTTCAAACAAATAATAGAGATAAAAGGAAAAAGTAAAGAACTAAAGCAAGTTCTAACCAGTTTTGTTGATATCGACCATCTTCCAGAGGAATTAAAAAATAAAGATCTTGTAGTGGCTTTTGGGGATAGTCGTTATTTATATAAAATGCCTGACTATCGCGATTACATACAATCCTACTTTGGGGAAAATGACGATTTACCTGTTGAAATTGCATTTAAATTTGTTTCTCAATTTGCAAACAATGTTGCACTCCCTATTCGCAGATTTGTTAAAAAGGCAATAGATTTATCGGAGGATGGCAACCTTGCATTGCCACCTAAAATAGTTACAAAAATTAATAATTTCATGAAAAATACGCCAGATTTACAAACCTTGACGGATAAAATTAGCGACAGCACTTTAGGAATAAAAAATATACATCTGATAAAAAGCAAACCTCACGCTACGCCGCAAGATGTATTTGATATTACGGAGATCAAAGAACGAGTAAAAATTCTCTATATCACAAAATATATAGAATTATTTTCCAGAGAAGATGTGGGTAATTTTGCACATAAATTACTACAGGAATATAGTGCTACAACATTATCCAAAACCGAGTTTAGAAAGTTTTTCTTTGCATACAGTTTCATTTTAGATCCAGAAAGTGTTCAACTACCAGATTAAAAACACAAAAAAACCCCCAAAGAAGGTTAGACCAACAGGGGGTTTCTGGACGGCGATAAAACAGGCATTACGGAACGTAACTGTTTTTTATCTAGACTTAATATACCAGATATTCATTAATTAATCAAATTTTCAATAACTTAAAGAATTGGTAAAACAAAAAAGCACACCCCATCGGACTAAGAACAGGGTGTGCTGTATGACATAAACGCACGGGGCGTTCTATTAAATTATAACAGATGTAAGCCCTCTTTTAAAGGAGGTTTTTATTATGGCATCAATATATAAACGTGGTAAGACTTGGACGGCTAATGTATCAATCATGAATGGTAAAACTCGTATCCGTAAAACGATGTCTGGTTTCACAACTAAACGAGACGCTACCATTTGGGCAAATGATATTGAGTTTAAAAAACAAAATGAAGACCTAGTTGTCAAAGACCACCTATTTACTGAGGCATTTGAAGACTGGTACCACGTGTTTAAAGAACCGCAATTGGAAACTGCTACAAAGCAGTGGTACAAAAGAACGTTATCATTATTAAAAGAAAAATGGGACGGAAAAAAGTTATCTGAATTAACTTCAAAAGATTTTCAAAAATTAATTAATGATTATGGTTCTGATCACGTGCTGTCTTCTGTATCTCACATAAAAAATATCACAAGCGCGTTTATTAGATATGCTGTTGATGAAGATTTTATAAAGAAAGATTTTACTAGAAACGTCAAAACATATTCAGTAGTCAAAAGCAAAGATAAGCAATTAAAGTTTCTTGAAGCTGAAGAAATGGAAAACTTGATACTTTCAATAAAAGATAATGAAGCTGCGACGAGTAGAATGATATTAACAGCAATATATTCTGGCATGCGTTTTTCAGAGGTAGCCGGCTTGACGCTAGAAGATTTTGATTTTGAAAACAATGTGATAAACGTCAATAAATCGTGGCAGATACACGATAAAAAATTTAAAAATACAAAAACGCAAACTTCAAACCGCATCATCGTAATGCCAAAGGTATTTATGGATATTGCAAAAAAATGGACGTTTGGGAATGAGTTTGCATTTGAGAGTGATAACGGTACTCCACCTACTGATAACGCTGCTAACAAACAGTTAAGACGCTATCTTGAAAAAATAAATAGCAAAATTATTACGTTCCACGGTCTTCGTCACACCCATGCTAGTTACCTTTTGGCTAATGACCTAGCAATTCAATTTGTTAGTGAGAGGCTAGGTCATGCTGATGTTAACATTACGTTAAGCACCTATGCCCACCTACTGAACAAAAAACGTACCGAAGAAACAAACAAGATGCTTGATTTGTTAAATAAGGTTTAA